AAAAAATCACCGTTAAGTATTTCGCATCTGACGAAGTTAAAAAAGTAACTCCACTCCCTGTATCATAATAATCACCAAGCGTTAAAAAAAATTCATCTAACACATATAAATATAATGTCATGTTGGCACCATCAGGGTTACCCGAAAGAGTGTATGATGTGTTTGGCTTAACTTGTATGTATGGTGCAACCCCCGTAGACTTTAGCTCGAAAAAAGCGTTTACTGTTGCTGTCCCATTAACCGTAACACTACCATCACCATTATCAGTAAAAGTTATCCCATCTTGCGTTTTGGTTGTGTGTGAGAATGGGTATATCAATAAATTTTTACCATTTATTTTATAATCAAACCCACCAAGCGAATCCAAAGTCTGCGGGTTGTCAGTGGATACATCTTGTAAGGGGTCGGTTGGTGTCGCTACCGTTTCGCCCAAGACTTCTAAACTGCCAAACGGTGCTTCTACGGTGTCTACGATTTGAACAGAATTGCCTTCGGCTTCTTCCAAGTAGGCAAACTTCTGGACTGCCTGTTGCTTGGTATAGACACCGATGTCACTTGCACTTATGTTTGCACTACCATCAAAATCGGCATCGCCTATCTTTCGTGCGGTTGCAAGTTTGGTGGCAGATAATACCGCTTTGTTTACATCGGCTGTGTTATCAGCATTCCCCAACCCTACTTGCGATTTGGTGACTGAATGCGGGTTTGCAGTATCGTTCATGTGCGTGGTAAGGTCAGCACTTGCGTCTGCCTTGATTTCTTCCAACACCCCTTGCACCGTTTCAGCACCACCATCTTTGACAGGTGTGGCTCCGATTTGGTCAGCACCAGAAGCACCGTCTGTTGTGGCAGAAAGGTCATCGACTATCCCATTGATGGAGTCTTTGATTTCATTGTCGCCACGACCGTCAAAGAACGCTTTTAATTGTGTCGCAGTTAATGCCGGGGTATCGGCAAGGTCTTTGACATTTTGGGTATAGGTTGTTATTTTTCGTGATAGTATTGCCATTTTGCACCTACTTTCTATATTTCCCGGATTCGGTGTATTCGATTAAAGCCTTGTAAAGTCCAAACGGTTCATCTACTTGTGAGTTTTCGAATCGGAATTGGACTTTATCTTCGCCACGTATTTTTATCTTCTGCCCCAATGTGTGCGGAGTAGAATCGGTTGAGAATGTAAATGAATCGAAATACACTTCGGCAAACGAGAAATACATGGCCTCTAAATTGTATGGTACTTTTTCGCTCCAAAGGCCCTTGACCCTTGCGGAGATTTTAATTCCCGTCTTGGGAGCAGAAGCGATCCGTACACCAACATAGGTAAATGTCTTTTTGTTGGCGAAACTTTGTCCGTCAAGTTCGGGAGTGTCCCAGTATGCGGAAATTGCTTCTCCGTCATCATCCATCTGGTCAGAAACAAACTCACATATCTTTCCATCCGCTGTGCCGAACCAAAGTCCATTATCTTCCCATAATAACCTTGCGTTTAGACCCGGCCACATATAGCACTCGTACTGCCTTGTAGAATATGGCCGGTTTCGTTCATAGGAATATTGGGTTCCGTCTAATATATAAATGTCTATTCCTGTGGTAAGAAAATAAAACCCGTCATAGACACATGAATACGAATCACCAAGGGTTAGGTTCTTTAATGCTTCGGTGATATAGTATGACCGTTCTTGGCTTAACCTCTCACCCAACACATCCGATGGTGTGATTGCGGAAATATTATTCTCCACACTTACAAACAAAGGCTCGTTTTCCAATACGGAAAAGGAATGTTTTGCCAACGCCCCTGTGGTCTGATAGGAGCCTTTCAAAACAAACGCCACACCGTCATCCGTTAAAACGCCTTCCCGCAATACTGCGTTGGAGTTGTTTTCCTCCCCGGCTTTGTGGGTAACTAAAAGTTCGTTCACGATAGAATAATTGACGATTGCCTTATTCCCCAAGACCGCATAATTGATATCCGGGAAATAGGTTGGGTCGGCCATTTCGGAATAATAGTCATAGTTCGGATAATCAGGATTGCCTGTGACAAACAGTCTATCCCTTGAACCGTTGACTCCATACAAAATACAAGTATCGCATTTATGGATTCGGTCTGGATACCCCGATATGGTTTTGGAGTATGTGATATACACGTTATCCTCACCCGTTATAGGCGAAACTCCCGGTGCGACACTAAACGTGACTGTACCCGCTGTTCGGTCTACTGTAAAGTCGGTGGTTTCAGCTAAATCAACAAACGTACCAGAACCATCCATCTTCTTGGCAGTTACTTCGGTAGCATCAATGCCCGTATGGGGCAGTTGGTAAATCAATGTCCCGGAAGTACCTAAAAACCCTACTTGCATATAGGATGATATTAGATTGACTGCTTCGTACACCGTTCCACCGCCAGATGGGCCTCTACCGATTAAAATTAAGGGTACTTTGCCGGTAATGTCTGATAGTGTTCCGTCATAAACCACCATCTTTGTACCATCTAAAATAAATAGATCCCCGTTCATTAAAACGGAAACCGAGAAGCCATCTTTCATGGTGCTTGATAACAGCGTGGGGGTTTCCCCGTCTTTATACAGTTTTGCCCCGGTATGGACAAGTTTATCATCGCCATAAAAATGCACACCATTGATTTTATCTGCATAAGTTCTTCTCGTGGTGTATCCGTCACGCTTACGCACTTTCCCGATGGTGTCCCGTATCATATTGGGGCAATTTGGACTTCGGGATATATTTACATTGTTGGGGGCAGAAGTTAAGTCTATCCCTAAAAAGGTTTCTATCTCGTAGTTATAGACTTTCTTTCTTGCCGGTATGTTGAATTGTGCCATCACATATCTCCAAATTCAATGGTTCCAATATTTGCGTTGGGTAGCAGTAGTTCCCTTGCGACTTCAAATTCGTTTCGCCATTGGGTAGAAAGACCAATGTCATCGTCTTTGTAAAGCTGACTTGCCATGTAAAGTGGTAAAAGCACGATCACCTCCGGGTCAACAACAAGTTCTTCCGTACCAAGAGTGTCTTTGGTTAGTTCTTGGGGGTATGCGTTGTAAAATACTTCCCACGACCCAGAGAGGTTCCCAAATAACACAAATATGCTCTTTCCTTCGGTAGAATAATAAGTTGTCGGCTTATAATTTTCATCGTCTGTAAAGTAAACCCTGTTGCCACCAAAAGAGTAAAAGTCGGTTGCGAGTTCCGATAAGTCATATTTATTTACTCCCTCGTCTGTTCCATCTTGGGTGATAGTAATACTCTTGACTATGTATTTTCCTGCGGTAGAAAGCAATTTTAAGCCTTCATTGGCCACGTATGGCATGGATTTAATGTATGGTTCAGTGGTGGAGTCCTCCACAAGAGTATCGCCCGTTATTAAGAACATTTTCTGTAAACAAGCAACCCTGATATCATCCCAAGTCATTGGTTTTCTCCTTTATATCGTAATTTACTTGACCTTTATGGCCACAGATTATTTTCTTGTCTAAATAAAGCGTAAACCCTGCGTTTTGTGCTTTGCGGCAGAAATATACATCTTCTCCCATTTCTAATGTGTAAACGAACCAAGGGTACGGGATTTTATCCAATACGGAAACTTTCATCAACACGCACCCAAACCCGAACGCATCTACTTCCGTTATCTCCCCATCGGTGTAAAGTTCCTCGGCTAACACATCTACATAGTCATCGCCTGTAAGCCTTTTTGCCACGATTCTTTTATCGTTTAATAGTTTGTATCGGTACACCCCGGAAACAATGTCTGTATCGTGCGATAAGAGCCTTGTGAGGGTGTCTTTGGGCAAGAGCATATCTGAATCAACCCATAATATATAATCAAACTTGTTCTCTTGTGCGTATTTTGCGATGACATTTCTTGCTACATCTACCGAATAGGAATTGGGAATAAATAACTCAATGTTTCCCGTTTTCTCCATCTCGAACAAGGAAACGAAACACTCTGTTTCGATGTACCTTGCAGATGGTATCGCAAGTAAGATTTTCATGTTACCTCCTAACGAAAAGAAAGGGGAGAATGAATCTCCCCATCTTTTTACG